ACACCACGTCCAGAACGATGCCGAGGTCAGGGTCGGTCACTTGCGTGAGTGCGCCGTTCCAGTAGTAGAGACGCCCACCAGACGCAATGGCCAGGCGGTCGAAGCTGTAGTCCATCGTCACCAGGGTGTTGACGGGGCCGCCAACGTCACCCAGCACGGTCACAGCGCCATTGCTGGCCACGGTCACCAGCTTGGTTCCCATGACACGGTAGCAGACGCCATTCCAGTTGATGCCGCCACGGTCAATGCCTGGGCCAGTGCCGTTGCCGACGATGCCGTCACCAGGACGCAGAAAACCGGCACTGATGCCGGACTGCTTTGGGACTGGCACCAGGTTGACCGGGTACGACGTGCGCAGGTCTGGCCCGTTGTCAGCGTAGATGCCGTTGAGGATTGGAATCTGCATGGATCACCACTTGACCTTGTTGGCCCAATACGCTGCGCTCATCTTGCCCTTGGCAATGTTCTCAGCGTGCCTGGCCTTGAATGATTCGCGCCGGGCTTTGTCCGCCTTGGACTCGCCTTCGCGCTTCGGAGACCCGGACACGCCCTGCTGGCCAAAACGGATGGTTTTTACCTGGTCGCCAGCCTTGGCCACCACGACGTGGGACTTGGTCGGGTGCGACGGTGTGCGCTTGGGCTTGTTGTAGCCCTCGACGCCGACGCGAGCCAGACGCGGGTCTTTCTTTGTGGCCATCAGGCAATCCTGTACCAGCTGTTCAGAGACTGCACAAAGCGCATGCGGAAGAAGTCCTCAGCGGCCAGGTTGCCGGGCACGCCGTAGGCTGCGGATGCGCCGTTCAGCGCCAGCGTGAAGCTGGTGATCTGCTGTGTGGTGGTGATCAGCACCTCAGTGCCGTCGGGCGTTTGGGTGTTCAGCGGCAGGGTGATCGTGCCAGTGGCCAAGGTTCCGGCTGGCTGGAGCAGCATCCATTGCTGCTGGCTGACAGGGGTCGGGACTGTGATGTTGAAGCCGGTGCCAGGCGTCGAGATACTGGTGGCCAGCGTCGGGGCCGCAAAGGTCTGCTGGAAGTAAGTCAGCAGCGCACCGATAGGCAGGCGTCGTGCGTCGCCGTTGTTCGGGGTGTAGACGGGAATCTGATCGCCAGGCGATGCCTGGAGCAGCAGCGGCAGTTGGTTGATTTGTGGCATGGTTTGTCCTCAGTTGTACTCGATGGGGCCGTCCGGGCCTGCGGTGACCGGATCGACCGGAGGACGCAGGAATGGGTTGTCGTACACGCGCCAGGGCTTGTTGCCAGCGCCAGACGGCATGGTGACGGGCATCTGCTGCGGAATGGGTGCGGTCGCACGCTGCAGCAGGGTGTTGTAGCTGTCCTTTGCCACGGCCTTGGTCTCGGGCATCACCACCTTGCCGAAGCCAGGTGCAATGCGAATAGCTGCATTCGTGATGATGGCCTCATTTGCCCAGTCAGGAACCAGCGTCGGCTCATCGAGGTCGCTGTCCTGTGGGCTGCCTGGCAGTGGGTAGCCCAGACGAATTCCTTTGCCGTTCCAGTCGGCCATCATGGCATCGATGCGACGCAAAGCCGACTGAAGTTGCTCGGATTGCAGGTCGAAGACATAGGACGCAAGGCCGATTTCCTCGAATGCGGCTGCAACGAACTGGCGCTTGCTGTAACCCATATCAGGCCTCCTGCTTGCTGAGTGCTTCGGTGATCATGGCCAGCAGCTTCTCGTCGCTGGTGCGCTTGGTGAACGTCAGGCCGAGTTCTTTGGCCTTCTCGATCAGCTCGATGCGGGTGGGCGCTGCGTTGTCATCTGGCACGGCCGAGACTTCAGCTGCAACTTCCTCCAGCACCTGGGTGGCCTGCTGCGCCAGCAGACGGTGATTGATGCCGTCGATGGGGCGCGATGGCTTGCGCACCTTCACGGGCTTTTTCTTCTTCAGGTATTTCGGGGCGAGGATGTTTTCTTCCATCACTTGGCCTTCTTTCTGGTCTTTGCTGCGGCCTTGAAAGCCTCAGCGGTTGGCGCACCTTTTGTGCCTGGCTTGCGCATGCGCTCAGGCGTCTTGCCTGCAGCCTTCTGGCGCTCAATGCGCTCACGCTTGGCGTGAATGTTGGCGTACAGGCCGGACTTCATTTCTTGGCCTTCTTTGGCGCTTTGCTGGGTTTGCCAGCAGCCTTGGCGGCTTTGGTGGCGACGTTCAAAGCGATGGCCACAGCCTGCTTTTGCGGCTTGCCAGACTTCATTTCCTTCGAGATGTTCTTCCCGATGGACTTGCTTGAGTAACCTTTGGTCAGTGGCATTTTGAGCTCCTATGCAGAAAGGGGGGCCGGAGCCCCCCAGTCTTTCCCGGTTTACTGGTTGAACAACAAGATGCCGGACATCTCGGGGTTCTTGTTCACAACACCGAACAGCGTGTCCATGCGGTACTTGATGGTCATGCTGTCAATGTCGTAGAACTTCTGCATCACCAGCTCAATGCCCTGGTCGGTGGTGGCACGCATCACTGCGACGCCAGCATCGGCCGGGACTGCGTAGCGGCCAGGCAGAATTTCCAGAGCATCACGCTGCCAGAACACGTTGACCTGTGCGGTGTTCACGTTCAGGAAGGTGATGGCTGCAGTGTTCGACGGGGTTTCCACCTCGACGTTCTTGTACTGAAGCTGGGCATCAGTTGCCACGCTCTGAGCTCCGATGATCGGAGGAGTGATCGTCATGGTGGTGGCCGAGTCCACAGACACCACGCGGAAGGTCTTGAGTTGACCAGTGCTCTGCTTGGTGATGTGGTGAACAGCGTACACGCCAGCGATCTCGAAAGCGTCACCAGCAGCCACGTTAGTGGTCGAGGAGACAGTCACGGTCTGGAAGCGGTTGTCCACGTTGATCTGGCCGCCGACGGATGTCGAAGTGGCTTGAGGCGTGTAGTTGGCCTGAGTGCCTGCGCCGCTGGTGTCGATGGTGATGGAGCCACCACCAGCTGCAGCAGCTTGACGGTTGGCGTAGTCCATCTTGTAGGTCTCGAAACCAGCGACCATGCCGACGTAAGAGCGCTCATAAGCCTTGTCAGACTTCTGATTGCCAAACGAACGGGCAGAGCCAACCAGGTTACCAGCCAGACCGTTGTAGTCGCGGCTGGACAGGGCCATGAAGCGCTCGTAGTCGGGCACGCCTTGCTCGTTCATGATGGCGTCGCACAGGGCCACGTCGTCATAGTCACCGGCAGCAGCAGCGATCGGCACAACCAGCGAACCCAGGCTTGCGGCCGAGTTCATGATGGCGATGTTGATGTCGCTGGCCAGCTTCTGCTTGGCGGACTCGCCCAGGCGGCCTTCTTGCAGGGCATCGCGCAGTTCGAGAGAGGTCATTTCCCATGGAACGGTCTTGCTGAAGCCCAGGGTCGCAGGCACGGCCAGCTGCGTCATGCCCTGATAACCGGGAATCGGCGTGCCAGGAGTGCTGTTGATCGACTGAGCGATGTAGGGCTGGGGACGCCAGATGGTGTTGTTGGCACGTTCCATCATCTTCTGGTCGGTCTGATAGACCGAGACATTACGGGAAAGCACCAGCGCGTCTTGGAAGCCTTCTAGGAGGTCTTCAAACGCAACGCGCTCTTCTTTGGAAAAACTATTCGACATGATTCGGTTCCTTTAAAAATTGGATCAGTTTTTTGCCGCTTTCTGTCGCTTGTACTGGAGCACTTTTGTGTAGTTGCCAGTCTTTTCAGCTTCAGCTCGCAGCCGTTCAAGGGTTGAGTCCACAGCTCCAGAAACTCGGCCAGTTGAGCTGACCATCCTTTCGGGTGCAGGGGCTGCCTTTCGGTTCGTAACTTTCAATTCCTTCTCCAGTTTCGCTACCGCAAAGGCAAACTTTACGGGGTCTTCGATCTTGGCCAGCTCTGCTGCCTTCTTCGGGTTTTTTCCGAGTGCGTAAATCACCAGTGCCGGATTGTCCGCGCCTTGCAGCACAACGCCCTGCTGCGTCACGTTGAAGAGCTCTTGGGCCACGGCCTCAGCATCCTCAAAGTCACGCACGCGCAGCTCAGCTTTCGCCTTGCCGTACCCTTCGAGCTTTTCCTGCCAGGCTCGTTGTTGCGCTTGCTCGGCCTGGCGAGATTTTTCAACCTCGGCGTCGGCTTGGCGCTTGCGCTCGAACCAGTCTGCCAGTGCAGTCTCGAATCGGTCTGCGTCGTATTCGTAGTCCTCCAGCTTCGGCTTCGGGCCAAGAGCGACCGGCTTTTTCTCAGTCGTCTGGTTCAGCTTCGCTTCGAGTTCTCGAATGCGTTTTTCCTTCTCACGGTTTGCCTTACGCAGCTCTTTCACCCAACCAGGTGCCTGAGCGTGCTCATCGGGAGGTGGCGCTTCCTCACCAATGGAAACGATCACTTCATCGTCGTCGCCTTCGTTGTCGTCAGTGTTGGAATCGTCCTGGTCGCCGGTGGAATCTTGCTCACCAGCCACTTGCTCAGTTTCGATTTCCTCTTCCTGATCTTCGACCACTACGGTTTCGTCGTCGTTGCTCTCATCTCCAAATTCTGCCTTTTTGTTCATTCAAATACCCCATTTAACTCACCCATTTGAAACGGCTGGGTGGGATTCCGTATAACCACATTCTCCACTAAAACGCTGTCATCTGACAACGGGTTGCACTTGTTCGCCAAGCGCAGCCTGCTGAATCGCCTCTGTGGCGGTCAGCGCCATGTTCTGATCGATCTCGCCAGTCTTGGCCAGGGTCTCGGCCGTCTTGGCGCGGGACAGCTCTGCGTCTGCCACGGTCTTGATGGTGTTGGCGCGTGCCTGGGCAGCCTTGGCCACGGCCTCTTCGGCTGCAGCCTGCAGGAAGATGGCGTTCGGGTCTTGCTGCTGTCCCTTGGCTTCGGCCTCGGCCATGAGCGCTTCGATCTCCTGCTCGGTCGGCTTGACCACGCCCATGCGGATCAGGCGCTGGCGGAAGAAGTCGCGCACCTCGCTGATGCCCTCGCCTTCCATGTTCATCATGGCCATGGCACCGAGCACCTGCAGGGTTTCAGGGTCTTGCGTGATCTGCATCATGCCGGTCAGGGCACGGACGGTCGCGGCACGCTTGGAGCTACTTGACGGGCCGACCTCGACGTTCACATCAAACTTGGCCATGCTCAAGTCGTTGGCCATGCGCACCTCGCCAGTCTCCTGGTCGATGGTGGGTTGCATCAGCGTGACGGTGCCAGTGCTCTCGTCCTCGTTGATGATCTTCATCGTGCGGCCTTCTTCGATGTAGATGTCCTTGGCCATCGACAGCCAAACCTCGCCGCAGCGCTTCATGGCCTTGGCAAAGTTGCTCATGTAGATGAAGGTCTGCATGTCCAGGCGCTGCTGGATCATCTCCACGGCCTTGCCGCTGATGTTCGACACCAGCTTGTCTGCGCCTTGCGGGTTGCCCAGAATGTCCTGCATGTCCTGCTCGGTCACTTGCAGCAGGGCTGCCATGGCCGGAGGGATTGCCGGGCTGCGGGTGTAAGCCACCGGGCCGCTGATCGCCTGGCTGCCGTCTGCGTTGGTGATCGGGTTGATCAGCAGGTAAGGGTAATCCTTGAGGTTGTCCTCGGCCCACATGAGCTGGTGGCCAGCGATCTGATCGGGCGTAAGGATGGGCTTCTCGACGCTGGACAAGGCGCTGATCTCGCCCAGCTTGGACAGCTGCATGTTCTTGAGTCGCTGCGCGTCCTTGGCCAGGCGCACATGGCCCATGCAGCGCTCAACGTTGTCCACAAACCAGCGCTTGCCGTAGACCGGCACGATGGGGATGCACTTGCCTGCGATGTAGCCGCAATCTTCCAGCACCTTGCCGCCGGACATGATGTACTTGTGAATCTTGCGCGACTTGATCTTGCGCTGGCGCACCTCGACGCTACCAATGGCGGCCAGGGTTTCTTCTAAGGCCGGGTCGTCGGTGAACTCGCTTGATTTGTAGCGTTCCTCA